CTCTCGCACTGTTGGTTGTAATACCACAAGCAATGGCACAAACACCAAAACACGATCAAGCGCAACTAGAATGCGTAGCACAGACAATCTATTTTGAAGCCCGTGGTGAGCCACTAAATGGTCAGGTTGCAGTTGCAAATGTAATAATGAATCGTGTAAAACAAGGCTATGCTAAAACTCCATGTGAAGTTATTGCTATGAAACACCAGTTTAGCTGGATTCATCACCATCCTAAGATTGTATATCAAGACCTATATGAAAAGAATAAGCAAGTTGCTCGTTCTGTTTACTACGGACATGTAGGAGACAACATTAATGGCGCAATCTTCTATCATGCAAACTATGTAAATCCACATTGGAAGTACAAGAGAGTTGTGACGATAGGTCATCACATATTCTATAAAATCGCATAAATAGATTTAGGGGTGGCTTCGGCTGCCCCTTTATCTCTTGACAAAACATACAGGATCGACTATGTATAAAGTATACTCAAAGCCAGGATGCTCAAACTGTACAGCAGCCAAAAATCTTCTCACATCAAAGTCCATTCCATTCGTTGAAATGGATATCACAGACGAAGAAACAAAGAATCGTCTACTAACTGAAGTGCCACATGCGCGCACAGTACCACAGATTTTTTATAATGAAACATACATTGGAGGGTATAATGAACTCAATGAACGACTCAAAAACGAATCTACCAACGTCCTTCTTGGATGATCTAAAGCATAACATCTGTCAAGTCAACTTCACAAAGAAGGACGGAACAGTACGTAAAATGCTTTGCACTCTTTCTCCAGAGATTCTACAAGAACAGAAACTTGATGAACAATCTCAAACTCGTAAATCAAATCCAGATGTCATTTCAGTATGGGATCTAGAGAACAGTGGCTGGCGATCATTCCGCAAAGATTCTGTTGTTGATTTCAGTGTAGGGTTTTTTGTATAATGAAAACTTTTAAAGGCTTCTTGGAAGAAGCTCCCATAACAATTAATAATACACCAATGCACGGGTCACATTCTAAACCACCTATCGTAATCAATGTGCCTCCTATGCATGGTGATCATGCGAATGTGAAAGAAATTTCAGAAGCAGGTCATGGAGGATTTGGAGATTTTAGACCTACAATTGATCCTCCAGACTTTGACAAAGAATATCCATATCAAAATTCTCATCTCGGAGAAACTCATAAAGATGTTGATGGTGCATTGGAGAAAGAGTATTCAAATATTCACCAGAACAATAGTTCTTTTTCCAATGCGCTTAAATCATACACAAAAGATTCAACTAGAATAAACAATCACCTTACACACAACGAAAGTCTACTACATAAATATTTACATCCTATAACGCAGTCCAGGATAAGTGCTTTGGATTCTCAGTTGACTTCTCCAGACACAAAATTGAAACATGATTTACACGTATATCATGGAACATCTGCTTTTAATCCAGATCAAGAAGCATCAAAGCATCCAGACCGAAAGATCAAAATGCCGATGTTTTTATCAACATCTATTAATCCAAAAATTGCACATAATTTTGCGGCATCTGGTGATGGACACAAAGATGGTACTAAAAGACATATATTGCATATTCACTTAAAAAAAGGTCAGCAGGGTGGAGTGTATATAGGAAGAAAAACTAAAGTCTCCCGTAATGAATATGAGCAACTTTTACCAAGAGATACAACTCTAAAGGTTCATACATTGCCTACTGTACTAAGTGATGGTACACATATATGGCATTGTCATGTAGCAGATTAGGAACATAGAATATGAACGAACTAACTCGCTGGGAATATATCCGAGCAGTTATCGCAAAGTGGATCGTGGTCAACATTGCTGCACGTATTAGCAGCCTCGCAGTGGCGTCACTGATGATAGAAACCTATGAACTTTATCATCAAAAACTAACAGAAGAAATGGAAGCGGTGGAACCAAATGAGCAATCATGACCTAATGGAACGTAATGAGTTAAACAAGAACTCAAAGGGTGGTACAGAACTACTACAAGAACGTCTATATGCGGGTGGTGTTCCTCGTGAACTTCTAGAAGACACACAGATTGTTTTCTCACGCGCTCGTGAACTAGACGAAACCAAGACGAAGATTTACTACTGTCACGATCTACCAGAAGATCCAGAGTCGTCGCGACTTTCTGATCCCATGTACCGTAAGAAGTTTGATAAGTTTGTTTTCGTTTCAAACTGGCAGATGGAACAATACAACAACGTTCGTGGTGTACCATATAGCGATTCTGTTGTCATTAAAAACTCTATTGAACCTATCGACACTACAGCAAAGACTGTTGATGATAAAAAGATCCGATTGATCTACACACCTACTCCACATCGTGGTCTAGATATTCTGGTACCAGTCTTCATCAAGCTAGCCGAGAACGATCCTAACATCACATTGGATGTCTATTCATCATTCAAGTTGTATGGTTGGGAACAACGCGATCAACAGTATGAAGACCTGTTTGAAGTCTGTCGCCAGCATCCACAGATTAACTATCACGGCTCTGTAAGCAACGAAGAGTTGCGCAGCGCATTGTTGAACGCGGACATCTTTGCATATGCTTCAATCTGGAAAGAAACCTCCTGTCTCTGTTTGATCGAAGCCATGTCTGCTGGTCTACTCTGCATTCATCCTAATCTAGCAGCACTACCAGAAACTTCTATGGGCTTGACATGGATGTATCAGTGGAGCGAAGATAAGAATCATCATGCAAACTCATTCTATCAGGTTCTTTCACAGGGTATCAACGTTATGCGTAATCAAAGAGACTTGATTGCACAGGATCTTTATCTACAGAAAATCCAAGCAGATCGTACGTACAACTGGAACACTAAAGCAATGGAATGGTCGGGCCTTCTAGAATCTCTAAAAAATAAGTAATGGTAGAGAGGAGACTTGTGTGAATACCAACACAGCTATTTCTACTAATGTTTCTGTTGAGATACGTTCAAACATCATTCAGTTCCCGTTGAAAAATAGAACAAACTTTACCCAAGATCATCTTGAAGAGATGAGAGAGCAGGCTCTTCTAAACAAAATAGAGTTTGTTCATTTCGTGACGGATGAGATGACCGAAGAGTTGTTCTATAAGATTGGTATGCTAGGGTTCAACTTTGATGACGATGACTTTAGCAAAGATGTTGCACTAGTCATCGAATCCCTACGGTCATTGATCCTCAAGAGTATGGGAGTCAATCATGGGCTGCAACAAGCAGCAGAACAGTTGATTGACTTTCCAGACATCGATGAAGAATATTTTGACGAATAACTCTTTACAATGATCTAAAAATGTTGTATATATAGATCATAACAACGTGAGAACAACCTAACATGATTATCCTAGATTTGTCGCAAGTCATGATTTCGACTCTTATGGTCCAGATCGGTAACCATAAAAATGTTAAGATCGAAGAAGATATCATTCGACACATGGTGTTGAACGCTCTACGCGCACACAAGGTAAAGTTTACTGCCGAGTTTGGTGAGATGGTCATTGCTTGCGATGACAAGAACTACTGGCGCAAGCAAGTTTATCCTTATTACAAAGCTAATCGCAAGAAGGAACGCGATGCTTCTGAACTTGACTGGAATGCAGTGTTTGAAACACTCAACAAGATTCGTCAAGAAATCAAGGACTTCTTTCCTTACAAAGTCATTCAGGTAGAACACGCTGAAGCTGATGATGTTATCGCTACTCTTGTCAAAGAGTATCATTTGCGTGAAAACATTTTGGTGCTGTCTGGCGATAAAGACTTTGGTCAGTTGCAGAAGTATCCTAACGTCAAGCAATACAGCCCTGTCCTCAAGAAGTACATCACCTGTACCAATCCTGATCTGTTTCTCAAGGAACATATCATGAAGGGTGATGTGTCTGATGGCATTCCCAACTTTCTATCGGCTGATAATGTGTTCGTTATGGGCATTCGGCAGTCTCCTGTGTCTGCTAAGAAGCTGTCTTCTTGGATTCTTCAAGAACCTGAACAGTTCTGCAATGAAACCATGCTGCGTAACTATAAGCGCAATCAACAGTTGATCGATCTTGATTGTATTCCTACTGAAATCTCAGAGCAAGTTCTGGAACAGTACAATACTCAGAAGAAAGATCGTAGCAAACTGTTCAACTATTTTGTAGAAAATCGTTTGAAGAACCTTTTGGAATGTGTAGGTGATTTTTAATGGTAAGAAAAAGAGTTGGGCCACCAAAGATCAGTAAAGTTAAAACAACAAAAAGCGGCTCAACTCGCACATACACAAAAAGTTTGAGCGGTAAATGGTCTATTACAGGTTGGAGTGGAAAGACTCCTCGAAGAAAGAAATGATAGGGAATAAACAATGTTAGGTATCTCAGAGATTTTGAATAAGATTGACGCTGAACCAGATTACGAAAAGCGTCGTAGTATGCTAGCCGCAAACGTAAACAATCCTACGTTTATGGAAATCCTAAAGATGACATATCATCCTGGTGTTCGCTGGCTTCTACCAGAAGGTGCACCTCCATACAAGCCATGTCAGTTTCTAGATCAGCAAGCAATGCTCTATAACACTTTCCGCAAGATGTATCTTTGGGTTGGGCCAGAAAATCCAAACATCTCGAAGGCAAAGCGTGAAGCATTGTTCGTAAACTTTTTGGAAGCACTTGATCCTGCTGATGCTAAACTTATCTTGGCAGTCAAGGACCGCAATCTTCCATATGTAAACATCGATGAACAACTCGTTCGTAGTGTTTTCACTAAACTTCTTCCATCAAAAGAAGAACAAACTCCAGTAGCAGATGCCCCAGTCAAACGAGGTCGCGGGCGCCCTAAGAAAGAAACGGTAAATGCATAAGAAGAAGGTCATGAAGTTCAAGGACTGGTACGAAGAAGACGAAGTGAACAATACTTCTCAGTTGCGAGAGTATCGGGAACACAAGAAACAAAAACGTCTAAATAGAGCGATCAGGACACTTGATATTGACCAACTATTAGAAATGGAAGACGATGAGTAAATGAGTAAGCCTTGGGGATGGATAACAATGATTGATGCTGGAGAATGTGATTCTTCGGCTATAAACGATGTTGTTGTTTTTCAAAACTTTATTGATGATGTATTGAATGCCATAGAAATGGTAAAAATAGGTGATCTAAACATCGTTTGGTGTAATACAAATGATCCCAATAAAGTAGGATATTCAATATATCAACTTCTTCAAGATTCAAACATATCAGCACATTTCTGTCCAGTAGATCGTAATAGTTGTTACATGGACATTTTCTCTTGTAAAGAATATTCTGAAGAAACAGTCAAAGAAATCTTCGTCAAGTATTTTAATCCTAAAAAGATTCACTGTCAAACAATAGAACGCAAGATTGACTGATTTTATAAGTAATCGTAAGGAGTAACTACATGCCAATGTACCAATACCTCATTCCTGAAACACAAGAAACGTGGGACGAGTTGTGGTCTTATGCATCACACAAGCAGTTTCTCCAAGACAATCCACACATTCAGCAAGTATTTCATATGCCTATGCTCGTAGGTGGTACTGGTGATCGTGTAAAAACAGACAGTGGAATGAACGATGTTCTAAGTCGAATCGCCGCTGCTAATCCATTTTCTCCCCTCGCAGAGAAACATGGCTCTAAGAGTGTTAAAGAAACAAAGACCCGCGAAGCTGTCAACAAAGTAAAAAAGAAGCTTGGTGGTGCTTTGACATAATGTGCCGGTGACTTAACGTAAAAACGATTAAGGAGTCTTATGGCTACGACAAGAGCGGAAAAGCGAGACCGTAATAGACAGAGTAGACAAAGCAAAGAGAGAACCACAGAAGATAAACTGAAACTACACTTATCTCAAATCACACCTGCTACAGACAACCAACGCAGGTCGTTCGAATACTATGATGATGGCAAGAACCTTTTGCTCCACGGAGTTCCTGGTTCTGGCAAATCATTCATCAGTCTTTATCTTGCTCTTGAAGAGGTAATGGAAGACTTAAACAAACCTCGTAAAGTAGTCATTATTAGAAGCGCACAATCATCTAAGTCCATCGGCTTCTTGCCTGGCACCGCGGCTCAGAAGATGGAAGTCTTTGAGGCGCCATATATCTCCATCTGTGCAAAGTTATTCAAGCGTGGAGACGCATACAGCATCCTAAAACAAAAAGGCATTGTTGAGTTCGAATCAACATCATTCCTTCGTGGTACAACCATCGACAACGCTATTGTGATTCTAGATGAATGTCAGAATCTAGGTTATAACGAACTTAAAACAGTCTTGACACGTATTGGCGAAAATGCTAAAGTTATCGTATGCGGTGACATCAATCAAGATGACTTGACAAGTTCTCGTTATAATGAAGAGTCTGGTTTAAAATCTATGATGAGAGTTTTAGATAAGATTCCTTCTATCCGAAAAGTTGAGTTCGAAGTGGACGATATTGTTCGTTCTGGATTTGTCCGTGAGTTTATTTTAGCAGAACTACAACAGATTGGTTATTTTCGTGATACAAAAAAAGTTCAAACACAACACGACAACACTGCCTGGTATTGATAGGATTGATGGTGATGAGAACACGGGGAGACTTTATCGTCTCCCCGATGGTTCTAAAGTTCCTTCTGTAACCACTGTCCTAGGGTGGTATAAGAAGCCTCAACTAGCAGAATGGCGTAAGCGGCTAGGTGAAGAAGAAGTTCAAAAGGTTTTGAGAAGAACTTCTAGTCGTGGTACCAAAGTTCATGCTATCTGTGAAGATTATCTACACAATAAAGAGATTGACAAAGACAAAGTAGATCCGTTTGCATTGTTTTTGTTTACATCCATTCAAAAGTTTATTGATCGTATTGACAATGTTCTTGGTGTTGAGTTGCAGATGTACTCCAATCATCTTGGAGTTGCTGGAACTGCTGACGTTATTGCAGACTTTGATGACCGTAGGTCTATCATCGACTTCAAGACATCAGATAAACCTAAGAAAGAGGAGTGGATTGATACATACTTCATGCAGATGGCCATCTATGCGGTCATGTATGAAGAACTAACTGGTGTACCTGTGAATAATCTTGTTGTTATCATTGCAGTAGAGAACAGCGAACCTCAGTTGTTCATCCAAAGAAGAAACCAGTGGATTGGAAAAGCAGTCAATGTCATCAACACATACTACGATTATCACGGATTAACTCGTGGACAAATCACCAAAGTTTAAGAAACGCTATTTTCTGATTTTTATAACAGAAGAATCGGGTCGTGAAACCGATATCGACTATATCGGGCTGAACGCAAAGTCATTCAAAGACGCAAAACGAATCGCTAGATGTGTCTATGGTGAGCATGGACCAAATCATATAGTTTACAAAAACGTAGAGGTGTGAGACGAATCTAGCTTGACATTTTATCGCGAATCGTCTATTGTCAGAAAGTAGACAGAGAGAGAAAGTGATTCGCGATGGTCAAGTTTGAAAAAGCCAACTTCGAATATCACGGTGGATACCTTCACTACAACCACAACGGCGAACGTAAGTTTGTCGCCCGCTTCAAGCATCGTGGTCCAGTCAACAAGGCTAAGTTTGTTGCCGTCTTGAAGAAGCACTACAGCGTTGACGAATATTTTGCCAAGATTGCTGCTGGTCGCGCTCCTCTTCAGATTTTTGAAGATGATGGTCTTCTGTCGTTTCATTACGGTGAGCATGGCGCTCACAACTACTTCGTTCTTGATGGAAAGGTTATCTGATGATAAATTTCTATAAGTGGTTGGGTACCGCGTTCGTGTTAATTTCTGTTTTATGTCGAGCATTGGGATATCGCGATGCTGATATGATGTTTGGAATGGCCGGTGCCTTTATCTGGACTTTTGTTGGCATTTATTTGAAAGATAATGCTTTGGTTACCGTCAATGCTATTATCTACCTAGTTCTCTTGTATGGGATTTTGCATTAATATGACTGTTGAAGTACGAAATCGGTCACCTGAATCGTGGGGACCACTAGCTGACACTGATGAAAAGACTTTTTGTGCTATGATCAATGGCCGCGATGCCAAAGATAGGCTGAAGGCACATATCAAGAAGCAGAAGAAACTGAAGACATTTCGTGTTCGGTATATTCGCCAACTTATATCAGATCGTTTTGAAGTTCAAGCCGAAGACAGATATGGTGTTGCATCCGCAGCGCGGCAGTTCTTTGATGAAAACAAAGACAAGATCAAGTTTTCGTCGCATGATCACTATACAAACAAAAATGGTTTGGGTTATGATCAAATATCTTATTGAAAGGCATTGAGATAATGAAAATGTTT